GATTTGATTTGCGATGGGCTTCCAAGCACTACCCAGTTACCATCGCCCATGTCGACACCGTCATAACCTTGAGCGCGCAGTTCGTCAAAAAACTGGCCTTGAGCCTTCTTGTAATTCTCAACATTAATCCGCGCAAAATCAGCATCGGTCATTTTGTACGGCGATTTAATGTTTAGATAAACAGGGATTACGCGCGCAGATGTATTGATTGCAACTGGCCGGCCACCTTCCCATTTGTAACCAGTGCTGTCATTTTCAATTGCATAGTCAGATGCAACAGCCGGGTCAACGCTAAACCATGTACCATTTTTTGGGACATTAAATTTGGTGAAGTCCTTGTCTTTTGATGTCCCGGTAAACATGCGAATGGGCATCCCGGTTTGATCAACGACTTTGCTGTCAGCAAAAAACTGCTGAAATTCTGGTGTTGTTGTGTCCAGATCCTGCATAAAAACTTCTTGCCCAGCGATAGGCTGCGACACAATGTTTAGTCCGCGCTGCTGGTAAAACTCTTGTGGCGACATGCCGAGCTGTGCAGCACGAGTCGCAAATCGAGCCGCGGCAAGCGTTGCGTTTACTTCGTTTACAGATGATGTAAACCGACTCGATTGATTGAGCTTGGCAAAGATGTCTTGCTTGACGGCTTCCTTGCTTTCGTAGAATTACTGACGCTTATCTTGGTCAGCAATCAGAGTCTCGAGCTCTTGCTGCAATGTGGCGTCTTCTTCCTGCGCCATTACCTTAGCCTCAGCCAAAGTAATGTCCGTGTCATTCATACGAACATTTGCAAGAATCTCCTCAGACCTTTGCGATTGCGAAAAAACAGCCAGAAAGTCGCCCATCTTAATTTCGACATCTGTCTGATCATTGATCGCATTTTTGATTTGCGCAACATAATCCTCGTTTAATGACTGCAGCGTATTAAACTCTTCGTCTGTGGCAAGCTCCATCAAATTGTTGACGTTGATGGTTACCGCGGCATCAGGATTGGATTGGTTAAATACTTCGGCAATAGCTTCTTTGCCCTCTTGCCCAAGTTTTGCAGCCTCCATGCTTTTGACTTGATTCATGGCATTGCGCATGATGTCAGCATTAACGGCGGCATTTACAATATTATCTGTACGCTCTGCCTGCTTTTGCTCATACTTTGCACGTAAGCCAGCATAATTGCTCCAAGCTTCTGGCACAGCTGTTGGCAATTCTCCTAAAGCTTCAAGCCAAATGTCGCCCCACTTTAATTTTTCTTCTCCACTAACTTTTTGAGCTGTAATTTCACCAAGTGCGCCACCGGCCATTTGGACACCGGCTTCTGCAGTAACTGCAGTAATCATGCTGCGTTTTGTTGAGTTAGCAGCAGCTAAAAATCTACCGGCCAAACCTGCAGTTGCAGCATCAAACAAAGCAATAGGTATTCCTCGAGCAACTGCTTTTTCTCGAGCCTTTTCCATTAATTCTTTATTTTCTAAAGCCCGGCTAAGGGAGCCAACATCATTCATGTTGACTTTATTTTCTTGCAGAACATCTTGTATGGTAGAACCATACTCAATAGCAAAGCTTGTTAAACCAGCACCAGTTGCAGTGCCAATTGGGCCAAGCGTAGACAAACCGATAGTCACAGCTAAGCCCGGCGCAACTGCCCCTAATGATTTTTCAATTGCATAGGTTGCCGCAAATGGATTTTTAATGATGGCCATCAATGCATCACCGGGACCATCTGCTTGCTGTATTTCGCGCAACCCTTCTTCAGCCCCCAAAGGTATTGGGTATTTTTCTACGTTTCTTTGCTGCTGTTGAATGCGAGCAGCACGAATAGCATTTGGAGAATATGTAAGCCCTTCAGCTTCCCAAGCTGCAGCAATGTCGCGATTGACGCCACTAAAAATATCAAGGCGGTCGAGGCCCATGCCAATAGCTTGTTTGCCTTCTTGATAGCCACGCAAAAATACGTCGTACTGTTTGCCAGCAAGTAGATCTTTTGCAAATTGTGTGTAATCTCCACGAGCAATTGTGCGGTCCATTGGTCGAGCCTCACCGCGGCTCATAATGTCATCCCATTGGAATTGAGCTGACTTCAATTCTTTTACAGCATCTACAAAACCACGGTTAGCATTGACAGGAAAATCTGCCGCTGTTGGGCGTTTTGTAAATACTTTCTTTTTGTTTTCAACTTCTAGCTGGATGCCAAGCCGTGAGCCATTGACTACATTATCAATCTTGCCAAGGTCATTTTGTATAAGTCCATACCTTTCAGGATATCTTTCTACAAATTGCCAAAGGCGAGGATTTTTTGCCAAATACTCTTGCTTTTGCCTAATGTCTGTCAGCGACTTAAAATAATTTAAATCATTACTAACTACTTCTGTCGGAATATTAGTTTGCTTACTAACGCGCATTGACTCAGCATAATTAGCAGGAGATTGCTGTGCTGTGTAATTTACTACTGCCGCTTGATCAGATTTGTATTGTTCAATAGCCGAATCAAATCTACCCACGGTAGATCTTGCTGGATCTATCGTTGGTGTTTTTCGGCGCTTTTCTTCAAATACTGTATTAATAGCGCTAGTAAAATCAGTCATTTTGGCCTATATAAACATTAAAAATGTTAACCATATCTTCGTTTGAAACAGACATGTTTTTGCGTTTAAGATCTTCTTTAAGATCATTTAACCAATCTTGTGGTATGTCATTAATTGTTTTTGCTCGTTTAAGCTCAAAACGACGAGCTTTAGAACGAATTCCAAAAAATTCACCTGTTGTATATTCTTTCGTTGCATCCTTAATAATTGAATTTATTTGCTTTGCATCAGGTTGTTTGCCATTATTATTTGCAATAAATGAATCTATCTCGTTATAAATAATTTTTTCAAATCTTGCTTTCTTTACTACACTTTTTCCAATGCCAAGAATATCTGCTTCAGTACTAATTCTGCTAGATAATGTGGCTGCTTGTTTTTGAGTTTCTGGTTTATTTTTAAGTTCAATTTGTTGTTTACTAAACCATTTCCAATCAGATTCAGAAAGTCTGGTGCGCCATTTATTAAGATCCATATTAATAAATGTTTTTTGATCATTGCCCATAATTGAGCTTAGTTCACCAAAAGCCATGTCTTCTTTTTCATCTTGGCGAGCTTTAGCGGCTTCACGTATTTCTCGCCTTCTTTCGCGAGCAGCCCTGTCTTTTTCTCTTTGTTCTTGTGCTTCAGCTCTTTTTTCAGCTCTTTCTTCACTTCTTACAGATCTTTCTTCAGATCTTATTGCCCGATCTTCAGATCTTTGCGAACGCTCTTCTGCTCTTTCTGCTTTAATTGCGTTCTTTTCGTTTTGTATATTGTTATCAATAAATATGTTTATGCTTCTGTAAGTATCAGGATCATTGTCTCTAAGCCATTCTTTTGTTGTATTATCAACTTTGCCCCATGATGTTTTTGTCTGCAAAACCTGATCCCAAGCTTGGCTAGAATAAGTTTTTCTAATCTGTTCATTTTGCGTGATCATGCTTTGTTCAAGCTGCTCATATATTTGAAGAGCAATTTTCTGTTGATCACCAGAAAACTTATTCATTATATCTAAACGCAAATTAGCAATAGACTTTTTGTCTTTGCTTGCTAAAGCCTCTGTAAATTTTGATTCAACCCATCCCTCAGCCTCAGCTTCTTGAGCAACTTTTGTGGCCATGCCTTTGAATTTATTTTTGAACTCATCGTTCGTAATAAAATCTTTGACCTGATCAAAATATGCAGGTGCAGCAAGTGGGTTTGTGTTAATAATATTGGCCACGCGGTCCATATAAACCGATGACATTTCTTCCTGAACAAGCTGCTTGTAAACATCAGAATCTTCGCCGTATCCAAGCAATTCAGCTCGCTTTTTTAAATTTTCTATAAGCTGTTTTTTGCTTGTTTCAAATTCTGGACCATCAAATACTTTTCCATCTTTTAAAGAAAATGGAACAGATGATGCTGTATTGCTTAAAATTTTTCCCAATGCTTTGTTATTGTTTACCCTTACTTCTTGTTTTTGCGCGGCCTCAAATGTAGAAAACTTTGCAATTGAAGCAAGGCCAATTTCATTTGCTTTAGTTTGAAATCTTTTTACTAGCCGAGAGTCTGCAGCACCATTAGCAGAGAATTGAGTAACAAACTCCGATACTTTCTTGTAATAAGATGTGGAAAACTTTTCAGTAAGGCCGGTTGCTTTTTCGCCTACACTGCCTTCATTTTCTTTGGTAAAGTCAACAATAAAAGTCCTAAGATCAATTTCGCTTTTATCAAGCAATAATTGCTCTTCAAATTCTTTTTGCTTTTCCGCAACGCGCATCAAATTGGATGCGTATGCAACCCTAGCTTGGCCAGCTTCCTCTATTTGTTTGCCAGTAAAATCGCGAATAGGTTCAACAGTTTGCGCCTGCATTGGCTGCATTTGGCCAACATTAGGGTTAACCTGTGGTTGATCGTAAATGGGTACTGTTGCCATTATGAGCCCACCTTATTTTTCAAAAACCATGACGTTGTCAAAGTATTGGCCGACTGACCAAATGAAGTCATTGCCGCACTGACTGGGCTAATGCTATCCGCAGTAGATCTTAAGTTTTCCGCAGATATGTTTTGCATCATTGCTTGATTCATGTAATTAACTGATTGTGTTCTTGCTGCTTCAGATGATTTTATGGCGTTTGCGTATATGGTCAGCGCGTCCATTTCAGCTACAAGATCAGTAGTGGCTACCACTTCAGCAGTAGATCCGACACCAAGCTTCAAGCCACGAGCTGCCATGCTTGCCTTTGATGCGCTTTTAATCTTGCCAGCTCGCATCTTCAGCATGCTTATTTCTTTGCCGCTTACATCAAGAATCTGTTGCGCCATAAATTCAGCTTGCCGGGCATTAATCTCCGACATGCTTTTCTGAAAGTCCATTGTCAAAGCTTGGGACTTGTACTGGTATTGCGCTGATTTAGCTTGATAGTAAGAACCTACCGCGGACTGTATCGATCCCATAGCGAACATAAACGGAGCTGCTTTTTGCATGCCTGCAAAAGTTGCCTCCGACGGCGTAAACATGTCCGACAAAAATGTTGATCCTTCTTTAAATAATGAAACTGCTTGAGTTACGTAAGGACTATAAAGACGCCTAGGGACCACTCTTGCTTCAACTGGAGCAATAGCCGTATCGGCTGTTGTCATATCGACAGCGCTGTTTGAGACATAAAACGGAACGTATTGAGTCATTGTTGCTCTCCAATCAATGCCCGAACATTATCGATGTCACGGCGTTTTACGGGCACATTACCCGCCAACGGCGACTTCAAATGATAGGTTAATAATAGTCAACGGCAGAGGATCCTGCTGCCTTACAAATACCTGCCCACCATCGGTCCAATCTGGCGTCAAATTAATGTCGATTTCTTGGGTTTTCAATGATGGTGGCGATCCATAAGGTTCGCTAGTACGCTGCTTGGCCTCAATCAAATTGTCTTCATTTGGACCAATAAAAATACCAGATGACCTATAAACACGCATAGTCACCTTGTTTACGTTTTTGACCCGGCCCTGACCAAATGCGCCGTCAATTTGCATGGCCATTGGCAAGCTTTGTAGATCAGATTCATACGGAAGACCAATGTGAATAACCGTGCCGGGCTGCTCCAGCGTAACCGTGCCAGATGTGACTGTGCGTTGCGGGTGAACAGCGCCATCGGTAAGAATGCTGACAGTCTTTCCTTCAAGCCATGTTAGGCCGCTAATGCTGTTTCTGGCAAATGAATAGGCTGATGTTGCAGTTGCCCTAAATTCTGTAGCTAGCGTTCGATTGACGCGCGCTGTGGCCACTGTCGACGAAGATGTGCCTAATATGGTCAGCAAGTATTTAATGCCGTCAGAGCCCGTTAAAACAATCTGATCGCCGACATCCGATGTGCCGGGATAACTAAAGATCCCGGACGAAGCCGTGATTGTCAAACTGTCAGATGGCGTCCAGCCAGCCCCAGTGGTTACAGTTACGGTGGTGGCCGTCGTATTGGTGCCGTCATATGTTGACCCAGAATCAACAAAGAAAGCATCAGTCAAGCTGGTGAATTTACGGGTGGTCATCCGCTCGACGTAGCGCTTACTGACATTATTGATTGTGCGGCGCACAATGACATACAGTACATCTTCAGCGCCCTCGGCCACTGTGGTGCAGCTTTCAAATACGCCATCAGTATCGTGCCAGTGCCATGCGCCGATTTGCTGCTCTGGCACATAGGTCAGGCCCAGCAGGTAGCCTGAGCTGGACACAAACCAAATGATTGGCTTTGGTGCTTTGCTGTAGCACATGTCGACAATCTCATAATCGTCAAACAAATGCGGCGTGCGAAGTGATAGGTCGCCAGTAATAAAGCCATTTGACTGCCACGAATAACCAAGCTCACGCACATGGCCACCTCGCGCAGAGCAATAAACCATCGCATTGTTGATGATCGATGGCTGCACATTAGATGCGCCAATGTAGGATTGTGGCTGTACAGAAATCGATGTTGGAGTGATGGCGTCCGAGTTTACTGAAGTCACCCGCCATTCCGCGGAGCTTGTCAGCAAAACTAATTGAGACAAAGGGACAATATGGCGAATCGTATTTGATTCTCGCGCAGCAACTTTGAACGCAATACGGTCATCATCTTTAATGGGCAATGAATAACTCATGTTTGATTCAGTGCCAGACTTAGTCATCCACATCTTTTGCGGCTCATTGATCGTACCGGCAAAGCATCGACGCTGCTCAAAATAAGAAACAGCTCCCGGATAATTATTTGCAGTAGCAAAAATGTTGTCATAGTTTGGAGGACTTACTCCAAGATCTGGCGCTATGTTGTCATCAACAATTGATGTTCCACTTGTTTGTCCAATGTATCCGTATATACCGCCCTGCAATTTGTACACGTTGTATCGAGATGCGCCAGTAACAGGAGCCCAAGAAAGAGACACATACGCGCCAGTAACGTACAAATTTGTTGCGATAAATTGTGGAGTTACACTGCCGCCGGATGTGTATGTTGTGTATGCCGTTGTATTTACTACGCTTCCATCAAGCGTTTTTAATGTGATGGTTGTTGCTGCTGGTACTGTGTTGACGTAGTAATAGTTATTGTTAAGCTGTGTCATTCCTCCTACACCGCTTATATATATCTTGTCTCCAACGCGAAGACCGTGCGCTGCTGATAATGTAAGAACACCCGGATTGGCTTTTGTTGCCGCAGTGATTGTCATCACAGGACCGGTTGATACATCACTTTGCACTGATTCGCCAATACCATCAGCAGGTATTGATGTAACAACATAGCTCCATCTTTGATATTTGTCTACATTTACTGATGCTGATGCAGGTGTATAGCCAGTTCCAGTTACAGAAGATGGCGCTGCAATAGGAGCATCAAAATTAATTATTGTTAATGTCCAATTTGTTGCGCCGAGTCTTTTTAATTCTCTAGGCTTATAATTTGGGTGAACAATTGTTAAAATGTCAGACGATTGAACATAATGCAAATCAAATAAATCATCCTCTTGATATAAATTTGGAATTTCATAAGCAGCGCTTGGCAATGGATACCAATATAAATAATCTGGAGGTGCGTTGCCCGTTGTGTTTGCTTCGCAATAATAATTTACTCCGCCAGATCTAACCAAATCACCAACCACATAATTCGTGGCGTTATTGTAAGCAGGAGGAGTTCCAGCCAATAATGTGCCACCATTTGTGTGAAATCTAAAATAGCCGGCACCAACTTCAATGACCATCGTTTGCGTAGTCGAAAACGTAAATGGGATAAGTCGTGTTCGCTTTGTCGAGTCTTTAACCTCGCGAACAAACGTCGTGCCGGGTCTGTTTTCTGCTGGACCCTGTGGTGTGGCAATAAAGTTTCTCATTGTTGCGGCACCCGACTGAAACTTCACATCGTCGATTCGGCCAAACATCTCTGGCGACATCTCGCCGCCTGCAAATGATCTTATAAGGGTGCGAGCTGATGGCATTATTGTGTCTCCTCACCGTCCTGATAAAAGACGTTTTTTCCTTCTTTAATACGTTTCTTTGCATGATCAATTGCTTTGTCTGCAATTGAATCTGGCATGTTTTTAAAAAAGTCTTCGCTGTCCATGTCGGCGGTCAAAAGATAATCAACCTCATCTTTTGTAAGGCCCGGAACCATAAGCGGGATGTCCATTTCCTTGCCGTCAATTTCAAAGCCTGCTGATATTTCTGTTGATACCTTACCATCTGGGCGCTCCATTGCACCAAGGTAACCTTTCATGCTTTTAACTGATCCATCCGGACGGTACATGCTGTCATCCATTTGTTCAGGGTCAGAGTTCTGATTTGCGTACAGAATGCTGGCGTACTTGCTCATGTCGATTGGCATAATTATCTCCCGGCTACCCAGTTAACGATGTGCTCCGGCTTGCTGTCACGCTGATCAGAATCAGACATCTTCGCTTGAGATAAAAAAGCCGCCATCATTTTTGTGCATCGAGCACCTTCTGCAGCTCCGACTTCACCTTTAATTATTGGACCAGCCAACATCGATGCAAGATGCCACGACAGCGTCAATGTAAACAACGAAGAAAATTTTGTCGTGTCTGAAATTATGGTTGTGTATCTGCAGATCGCGTTTTCTTGATTCGTGTAAATGATGCGCGCGCCAGTTGAATCGCTTTCAACTGCAAAAGGCTGAGGTACATAATGGCCAGCGGCGACAACTGGACTGTAAGTCTCTGAAATTCCGTAAACATTCGTAATGCCAAACCTGCTTGAATAATCGTCGTTTGCTTCTGGTGGTATGACTGCAATAATTTTGGCGACACTTTGTGGATATGCGTATGCATATTGCCATTGGTCCCATGTGTTCGTTAGCTGCGCCAAATAATCTCTGCGAGTTGCAAACGACCATGTATGCATCTCGAGCAAAGTATCTCGTGCGATTGGGTAAAACCGTGCAGCCAGCTCGGACTGCATTGATTGTTCTGGCGGGTTGATGCTGGAGACATTGGCACGGTCACCGATATGAGATAGCGCCAAGTTTACGATGTCGACTTCGGATGCCATGCTTGACTCCTATGTAAAAGGGGCCGTGGTTTCCCAACGGCCCCAGTAATTACGGCTTCGAAAGATTACACCGAGCCTTCTACTTCGTTCTGCTCTTCAGTTGCTTGCGACTTCTTCTCCCATTTACGCTTGGAAGGTTTTGTCTGTTCATCATCAGAGCCATCTACCAGCTCAAGATTGCCGCTGGGTCTTCCATTATATTCAACGATTTCGCCCTCCTCACGAATGGCATCGTTGATAAATGATTTTTCCAGAACTCGGTATGTAGGCATAGTGCTTTCCTTTCATTAAACTACAGTGACGCCCGATGGGTAGAACTTACGGCCATCTTGGACATCCATCACAACATCAGCAGTTACCTTACCAGAGGTATAGGTACCAGAGATGGTGTAACGAGCGCCAAGATAACGCTGGCCCAAAGAAGCGATTTGCGGGTTGATACGAACAGCAGTATTGTAACCAGCGACCAGCGAAGCAGTAACGATTGCATCGGTGCTGCCGATTACGGTTGGGCTACCCAAGTTTGCAGCAGCAGAAGTGATCACTTCAAACTTTACAGATGTACCGCCAGCCAAAGCTGTGGTCACTGCAAAATTCATGAACAAATCGCCACCTTCACCAATGTCACGGGCTACAGACAGATCGATTGTATCGGTCGATACAGCAGTCGTTGTGAGTGCTTGATCTTCCGAAACGCGAAGCAGTTTATCGGTAATCATGATTTATTTCCTTTCGATTCTGGTTGATTAGGACACGACTGCTTCAGTGTTGAGGATAGCGTCAACACGGCGCAGAGGGACGCCCAAGAACGACAGCCAGCTATTAGGCTGACCAAACTGTGTCAGACCCTGCTCGATCTTCAGAACATACTGCGACTTGTCCAGAGCGGCCAAAGCCAAACCAGAGTGCACAGTGCGGTTCATGTAGAAAGCAGCGCGACCCATGCTCATGTTCGGGATACGATACAGAGCGCGAGCCATCAGCTTGATGATTGCTGTCGATACGTTTGCAGCTTGTGTGCCAGTTTGAGCGATCAGATCGGACACATCGATGTTGCAGATGCGAACGACATAGCGCCAGTCTTTAACGACCAGACCGTTTTTCCACTGGTAACGGGTTGCGTATGCCTGCAGACGGGTGCCGTCGCTGTTGTAGACAGTCTGCTCGCCCAGATCTTCATGGATCAGACCAGCTTTCGAGCCTTTCGGGAATGGGCAGTAGACAGTGTTGTCACCCCAAACGACGAGATAGATCGAAGTATTGTCAGAGCCAGAGCCGCCTGCGGACAGGATGTTCTGAGCGTTGCCGCCTGACAGGCTGGAGTAACGAGCAGCCAGACCGAGGAACTGCTTAGGATCGGTGCCGGGGTTGCCATAGAACAGCGTGGTTGCCTGAGTCTGGTTCATTGCTTCGAGGAACGCGGTGTCTTCCGACAGGCGGAATTGAGCCGTGTTGCCGTTCAGCATGGCCAGATCTTTGTCGACTTCTGAGCGAGCTTCAAGGATGCCGCAAGCCTCGTCGACCTGTGCTGTGGTCGATTTGGAGTTCGGGATACCTTGGTTCAGTGCGCGCCAGTAAACGGTCGGCAGGCCAGTACGAATAACTACGCGCTCGCCGGTAGGCAGGTTGCCTTCCTTGAACATGCAGTCTTCGAGGATTTCATTTGACTGTGACAGCAGTTCGGCGACTACTGGTACACGGCCTTCGGGGTCAATACGTTTGGCCCAGTCGGCCAGCGTGAGTGCGGTTGCAGAAAGAGTTGCCATGATTTGCTCCTGTTAAGTTTGCTGATTGGAATAAAGTGCGGCAGCGTGGTCATTGAAAGTCATCGGGCCTTTTGATTTTTGGCCTTTGTTTCCGCCGACAAAGTTGTCCTCACTGATTGCCTTACCTGCGCGGTACATAAACCTGATCACTTCAGGATTATTTCCCAGCCCAGAGTCTTTGAGTAGCGCGCGCAACTGGTCAGTGCCAAATTCACTCAAAGCTTTTTCTGCTACTCGAAGGTTTTCTGCCAGCTTATCGCCGCCAAATTCCTTGTCAGATACAGATGCTTTGGTCCATTCGTTCTTTACCGATTCAATACGCTCGAGCTGTTTGCCCTCGATTACCGGGGCCAGCTTACTGAGCATCTTCTGCGCAGCGTCCTGAGTCAGATTCAATTCCTTGGCCACCTCCGAATATACGTCCAGTATTCCGGCGTCGACTGTCTTGCCCTCATCGAACTTGAAGTCGTACTTTTCAGGCGCTACCTGTGCAGGTTTTGTGCCTTCTTGGTCACCATTGGCATTGCCATTGTCGCCCTCTGTAGGTTGATTCTGGTTCTGTCCGTCGGATGCTTGCTGCCCATTCGCAAGTTGCGCATCACCCGTCGGTGAATTGCTTCCTGCGTCTTGCGATGCGGGTGCGCCGTCATTGGTCGTTGTGGCTTCCGTCATCAGCGAATCTGTCATTTTTTTGCTCCTTAACCATTACTGAGTAAAGCTCTGGGCATTGTTCGTGAATCATTGCCAGCATGCGGTTGCCAAAGTTCCTGTTACCTTCTGCGAAAGCCATCTGCATCGCATTGGTGTTGAACGATAGCCGGAACACACCGGATTGATCCATGAGCCGCCACAATATGCGACGGCCCCGCTTTGTACCCATGAGCCACCTAATGTCCGCCTCTTCGTTTTCTTTGGAAAGCTTCTCGCGGGTAACTTTCTCCGCTTTCTGCTTTTCCTGACTACGAAGATCGGTTGGATCGTAATTGCTCATTGTGTAATTTATCTCGTTGCCAAATCATACGGGCACTCAATGCTCGTTCCGTATCAGAATGCCCTCGATGACAACACCTATCTCAGCCGTTTGCTGAAATGCTCTGGCCTGCCATTGAATGTCTGTTTTCTCAAGATACGGAAATGGCACCACGCGCCGGGCTTCGTATCTGTCCGTAAATGGCGTCTGCAAGATATCAATGTTGACGCCGTTGGGGTACTCGGTTTGGACCCTGTACAGGCAATGATTGCCAGACCCACCAGACAAATTGGAAAACAAATCGACTCGTGTCAAAAAGAAAGAATACCCGGCAGGCACACTGTACAAACTCATCTGGCTGCGACCAACTCCTGCGTTAATCTTGGCATAGGTAACGCCGGCAGCAGACAGCGTCATTGTTCCAACAGCATTGCCAGACACGGTCACAAGGTTGTTGATTCTGAGGTATGACCCGATTGTTGACACGGGCGTCGTGCCGTTAAGCGTGACTACTTCGGTGATCGCCTCGTAATCTGCATTCAAGCCCAAAATGCGAACCGATACCGCAGTATCCGATGCACTGCTACTCACCATTTGCATGACCGTAGCCGCAGATGGATACGTGTATACGGTTGCGTTTTCCCAAATTGGAATAAATGTAGAGCTGACTGCTAACTGATACCCAAAGATGTTGACCAACGAATGGCCCTTAATAAGGCCACGCGCTACCTGCAGCTCAAACGGTTCTGAGCGATCATCTTCGGTCCGTGATGGATAGAACACAGTCAGCCTTTATTTTTTACTGTCTTTGCCGTATAGCTTTTCGGCTGCAGACTCTCTGAAATCTTTGCGTGTTGGCGCACCTTTTTCACCCGGCTTGCGCATGCGTTCACCAGATCCGTTCTTGATCCGCTCACGCTTTGCATGAATGTTGGCCCACAATCCGGGTTTAGACATGTATCACCTCGACTTTTTCTTTTCCTTGTCAGAGGCCGGATATAGCTTCTCAGCCATAAATTCCCGTCCAACAGACTGCGGCACATCGACCTTCTTGGCAAACTCTTTGTTGTGTGCCACGGCCTGCATGAACCGCTTCTGCTTTTCTGACTTGGCCGGCATGATCAGGCACCGTACAGCAAGGTTGCGCTGCGCTCGGCAGTCGGTGCGTTGTCGCTTGCGCCAATCTCCATGTCAGTAATCTGCAGTTCCATGCTCATGTCTTTGCCGCCCTGTGTCTCATAAGCGCTGGTGCCCTTGACGAATACTTTGGCAGTGATCGTCATCTCGGTGCCGACAGATGGCAGCGTCGTAATACTTAGCTTTTCCATCTGGTCCTGTTCAAGTCGTATGCATAAGCCATAAGGATACATCGGCTCTTCGTACTCAATTTCGCCGGGCATCTCTTCGCGCTCGGCTTCTTGCTTCATGCTGATCATTGCCATATTAGACCTCGGTAGCTGATGGTGAGTTGTAACCGCTGAACATGTTCATCACATCGGTCAGGGCGTTTTCGGATTGGCCGGTCTGCGCAGATGCCAGATCCTTAGCCGTTACTGCCTGCTGCTGCATCATTGCTGCTTGCTCTTTTGCGGCCATTGCTTGATCACGGGCCTGACGAATCAGTGCCACATTTTCGTTTGCAATAATCAGCTTAGGATCAACGCCCAGCATGTCGCTGTAGCTGTCGACCCACTGATCAGCATCAAACTTGTCCAGCACATCAGGCTTGAACTGCGCCACGGCACCGAGGTTGCCGACCAAACGGTCAACGCTATTGGTGCCAACAGCGCGCTGTGCCTGTGCCAGCATCGATACAAACTCAACAGACAGCTCCATGCCCTGCAGTTCCTGTGGTGGCGGAGGCAGCATGTTGAACTCGACCATGCGCTGGAATGTTTTGTCGACCAGCGGGTCCAGCAGTTCGTTGTGCAAGCGCTCGAGCACCGGCCCCAGCATCAGCAGCTTCTCTTCATGGCGCTCGGCCACCTCAGTTGCTGTCATGCGGGTGTCAGTTGCATTTGCCAGCATCATGAACAGGTCAGCGTAGAACGCGCCACGGATGCGCTCGCGGCAATCCTGAATGTCCATGAGCAAATGCTGCAGGTTCAGGTTGACTTCGAATGCTGTCTTGATGCCGCCTTGTGGGCTGTTGGCATCGACATAGCTGATACCACCCGGCAGTGAGTCCACATCGCGGTTCTTCATCGATGTCGGCACCTGCAATGGTGGCTTGGTCTGGTAGTCAATTGCTTGTGCTTTGCGTAGCTGCTCGTGCTGTAGCTGCTTGATGTCGCCCAAAGCTTCCATGCCGGGGCCATTGCCATAGATGTCGCCGCCAACTGTTGACCACCGAGGTGCCAATGCTGGGAACTCATTGAACCCAGACTCGCGCAAATACTGATCTTCGTTGCCACCGACTTCAAAATACACAGACTTGAACGGCATGTTTTTGTTGTCGCGCTTCATGATGTCACGATCAGTACGTGGCTCGATGGCATGAATAATTGGCACCCATGCATCCAGTGTGCCGCGGTCATACATGTTCTGAACAGTGGTCGAACAGTTCTTGTAGCCAAATTCCTTGACCAGCTCTGCGACTGTCTTTTCAAACTCGCGATAGATCGTGTCGACTGTACCGCGGTAGTCAGTAGCAATGCAGAACTCGCCGACTGTCGACGGGTAATGATGGATGACAGTACGCGGATCTGACAGCAGGATTGATGACGTAGTGCCAAATGCGCCCAGCTCTTCGTACATCTGGTGCAATGTGCGGTACGTGTTTGACTTCTGGAACACTACCTGCATGCGCGTGGTCACATCCTCCAGCCACAACTTCACCGGATGATACGCATTGAGCTCAGGGTCAGCAGTTGCCAGTCTGAACCATGGCCGCGCTGGACTTGTAGCGCCAGCCATCATGCCTGCGCCAAGGATTCGAAGCGCTCGTGTGCCGGTGTTGTCGTAGATGTCGTTGTGCCTACGCTGGCCACGGTCCCGGTCTTGTATAAAGTACCGGCCATTGCGTGGCAGCAGGTAGGTGGTGATCTCTTGCCAGTGTGCCCACCATGTTGCGCGCTCAGACTTGAGCTGCCCCCAGCGGGTAAACAGCTTATCCCGAGTCACTGACTTGGGATTTGATTGTGCATCGCTGGGATATTGACTCATGTTTATGCGCCGAGGAGAGTGTTTCTACCGAGTGCCAATTGATTAGGATCAACACCCATTGAACCGGTCAACAGCGTTTGATTTTGCCCAGCAGATTCTTGTGCCGCTGCAAGTATTGCGCTGGTGTCGGCTTGTTTTTGATTAGCCTTATTTATGCTTTGCTGAGATTGTGATTCCTGTTGTTTAGCTGCTTGTTCTGCTTTTTGGTTTGCTTGCTCTTGCATTTGCAAACTTTTTTCTTGCTGCTTTTGTTGCTGTTCACCAGAATAAATGCTGTATGCAGTTGATGTGACTGCGGCAATAGCTGCGGTAACTCCCATAATCAGATCTCCTTCGAGTAAATAATGTCTTGAACTTGATACTTCAGCTTCGGCATAATTTTGTCCAAAGCAGTCTGTTGTTTTGCATGCCACAACATCATTTGAGCACCGGCCTGTTTTGCCATTTTTTCTGTTTCACGTATCAATCGTAGGCCAACTGGTGATGATCTATGATCTTTGTGAACAAACAAAATATCGTTGTTGCAGATGACCAAGTCAAAGTAATGCAAATGCCTGTTGATTATGTTGGCACTGTATCCAACCAGCTTGCCATCGATAAACGCAGCCAGCACAAGCAGTTTGTGTTGCGACTCGAGCAGCTTGTATGCGCCCCAGTCAGGATTTAACACCATCACATGCTTGTTCTTGGCTACCTCATCCCAGTGATCAGCAAACAAATCTGATGCTAATGCCTGCATTTCAGACACATCAGACCGCCTGATTTCGGTCGTTCGTGCCCCACTTTCCCGAGACATTATGGGCTTGTCGTTTTCATACGGGCACCGTGGCATTGGAAACAATGATGTGACCGCGTCAATAATTACGTGAATACGGTCGGTAGGCTCATCGTTTTTTGCTGTGTGCTGCGCCTTGTGATCAAACCACCACAACTCACCCGGCGCAAAGTGTTGTGATTCATCGCCTGCAGTCAACGTACTGCCGGGCCCACCTGTCAGGCATAGGTGAAACCGGGAAAAATGGTCCGCGTATTGGCCTTCATCGACATGAGGCACAAGCATGCCACCGGGTTTCATCTTCACGATTAGCACCCGACCAACCTTGGTAGCCTGCAGAATGTCTTCAATAATCGGCTTCATGATTGGCACCAGCTCATCACGCAACACATGCGCCGCCGGGTAATCGTAGCTGCCAAGGTCCATCATGTACTTTTCGTAAGTGAATGCTTCTGGGCCACGAACGTAGATGCATTGCGTATCAGCATGAGCAGTGCCGGGAAAGTTTTGCCGGATGGTAATCTGATCCCACATGTCAGGCCGAGAATCGAGCGCCTGCATTAACGGTTCGATGTTGATGCCTTGAGCCAGTAGCTTAAAGTTTTGCATACGGATCGTAGTCCTCTTTGCTATTGCGACGGCCATACTCCATGGCAATTGATCGCTTTGGCGTGTCCATCAGCGCCAAGCAATATGCCGATGCATAGTCAGGCGAGCGGCCAATGCGGTCGTAGATCTCTTCCCTGCTGGCCACAGAAATAGTCTGGCCTACCAGTTTCCATGTTGGCGCGCACAGATCCGAGAATAGCCGTGGATCAGGCGGCAACGATATACCAGTATTGTTTGCCGGGTCGAGTGCTTCACGCATGCGCCACCACAACTCGGACCGCTGATTCTTAAACCGCAGCCGGCCAGACTTGTCCAGCCCAAGCGCAGACTCGGCCACGTTGACGCCGAGCACCTGCTGGTTGGAATCGTTCAGGAAGTCATAGGGGCTCGATCCGACGCCGATAACATCGATGTGTATCGGTGCCCGGTCCCGTAGCGCGCTGACCACCAGCCCGGCCACAGTCGGCCCATCAGGCGTGGCGCTGCCAGCATAGGCCAAGGGCTCGTCAAACCACATGCCATGGCGTCTGGCGATGATGGTCTGGTCCTTACCACCTCGGGCAACGTCGACGCCCATGCTGTCCATTGGCGCAAGCTTGAGCGGCTTTACCCACCGGGCCTGCGCCATCTCGACCCATTCGGTCGGGATAACCTGCCACGGGTCATCTTCCATGCCGGCGCTGAAGTCACCATTGAGCATCTGTGAGCGCAGTGGCTCGGGCATTGCCTGCAGTGTGGCCATGTATCCAGTCCCCATTAGGTAAGGGTTATCGCTGATCCGCGACGGAATGAAGGTTCGCGACATTGGCTTGATCAGCTCGCCATTGTGCTCAAACTCTGCGCCCGATTGAACCTCAAGATCCTTGCCATCAACGGTCGCAAACCATCGGAGCTCGCCGGGCTCTGCCGGGTTGGGATGTTTTTTGTCCAGCCATGGACCAAAGTAGGCGATGATCCAGCGGCCTTCCGCGGTCGTTGGCGGGTTGAAGGTTAGCAGTGCTTGGCAGCGTTGATTGACATCTGTGGTACGCAGCCAGCCCATCAGGAACCGCACCTGAATCTCGCGCATGTTGGCTGCTTCGTCGAACACCAGCAGGTCATGTGGCCGGCCTTGGTATTTCTTTTCGTCGCCCAGATTTGGAAAAGATCCGAACTCGATTTGGATGTCGACGCCATCGCCACGCTTAGTGCGCCAGATGTTGTTCTGGCCGTTGTAGCCATTGCGTGAGCCGATCAGGTCTGTGAATCGGTCAATGACGCCGGTAAGCTCGGTGCCATTCAGTCGGAAGATGCCTACTTTGCGATGGTTCGTGAGCGCTTTGCCACAGGCCAGATCTGTCTTTCCTCCACCGGCTGCACCTCCGTAGCCAATGATATCGGCCTCGGAATAGTAAGCCATGGATTGTGGTCCGGGTAATGGTCGCCAAATGGTTTTGTCTGCAGCCAGCAGAGCATCGAGCTCCGCCAGTTCTTCGGGCGTAAGGTACTGCAGAATTTCAGGATCGAATTCATCGACCGTCATTTGGTCTTGCGCTGGCTTGCCGCGGCGATCAGGGCTTTAACCTTGGCCGCGCGCTCGTTGTCGCTGATCTGAATCGGTCCGCCTTCCGAGCCTGTGTGCTCGGTCACCATGCGGTCGCCATACTTTTTCGGGTTCCATTTGGCCAGCAGCTTCAGCCTGTACTCAGCCCGGTTGCGCAGCCATGCGACATGAGCATTGTCAAACTTTGGATTGTCTCCGCCGGTCATTGCAGGCGGCGTGTCAATAATCTCAAGCGCATCATCCGCAATGCAGTCAGCGCCAATATCACGCGCCTCCGCGAAGCGTTGAGCAAATTCTTTGTCTTTCCCCATCCAAAGATAAACGGTCGAATAGTGAATGTTATTGTTTCGGCACCATTCTCGCAGTGTTTTGCCGGTCGTAATCCATTCGCAGATCTCATCGGCTTTGTCTTTCGGGACTGGCTCAGGTGGCCGTCCGACCTTTTTAGGCTCAGTCTCCTTTTTCATTTTTAATAACCTTTATCCATCGATGAGGGGTTTGAGCTCGGCGTTCGTACCGGCAGATCTTGGCGATGACATGTTTTGAAATGCCCACGATATCTGCTATTTGCTGGTATGTCATGGCCATGTCTTCGCGCATGTCCCGGATTTTATCGATTGTTTCGTCCGTGAACTTTGCGTTGTGGTGCAGATGACCAATACGACGCCCGAGCTCGTTGAGGGGAACCATCATAGTTTTGCCTTTGGGCTTCACTTTTTCGGAGGCTTGGGCGGCTTTTTACCTTTACCGTACATGGCGTCCTCCTTTCGTGGTGGTTGATGGGCGGCATTATCTTCTTCTGTTGTGCTGAAGGCAACAACTTTTTCAGGCTCGCCCTGACGTTTACGCCAAAGCGATTTGTTGTCATTTTTTATATTCACCTTTTATCCATCGTTTTATTGCAAGGTATTGACCACGCTGGGTATCACCTGCAACGGTTAGTTGTGCTGCACTTAATCCTATTCCCATTTGTTTAAACGCATGTTCGTTCAGATTCTTGTGTGCATGTTTTATCAGCTTTCGTAGTCCCTTGGCTTTTTTCGCGTTCAATTTTTACTCTCCGTTTTTCTCGGCATATTTGCCGTTGCTCTGTTGTAAAGTCTGGCGATATTTCTGCGATGTCACAACGCAACATGTTTGGATTATCGTTTTGTATCAACGACACCATGTACATGCTGCCAATTGCAACGCATAACATGTACACATAAATTAATTTTTGGCTATATTTTAAAATGTCCATTGTGGTGTGAATATTTTTGAAGAGTTATCAAACGCAATAAACACAATTTTTTCGTTTTCATATTTCCAGCAACCATTCAATATGTGTTTATCTTTTTCAAAGTAATACGCCATTGGTAGTTTTATGCATGGCGAATTAATTATCTCTGGTCCATGGTAAAACATATCAATGTGTTTGTTAGTCAAAACAATTTGATTGCCGTCCTTATCAAAAAACCTTGTGTTTGAAAAATAAAATTCTGCGCATGAAGATAAACATATGCACAGTACTACAATACTAATGATCTGACTCATATGCTTTTCTCCGCTTGGCGTGTATTTCACGCATCACGTTTTTCAATTGATCCACTGAATCTTTGCCGCGGATCTTTTCTCTGTCATCTAGCATTGTTCTTCTAACTTCTAGTGGAAAAGTAAGAATGAATGAAGCTTCACATTCTATGATCCACTTTGGGCAATATGTGCAAACTTGATTGCCATCAATTAAAGTTACCATGCCTTGCTTTGCATAAGCTTTAGGGCATTCTTTTGGATCGCAGTTCATGCTATACGAAACATTTTTTGCATTCTGGCCAGCACATTGGTAACTGGGGAGAATGCTAATTTGACGCTTCTTCTGTCATTGAGCATAACTGCTTGCCAAATGTATTCATCGTCATCATAGCAAACAGCTGGTGGCGGCTGATATGCGCATCCAATCAAAACTTTGCCAGTGTTTACCATCACAGTTTTTTTGTGGTCAAATTTTTTTAATTCTTCCATCTTAATTTCCTTTCGAAAAATCAAAAATATTGGTAGGGAAAAAAATCATTGGCTCCATGTCTTGCCAGTCATCACGATCTTTTCTGCCGGCAATACGTACGTCGAGCGTATGTTCTTTTTTTACCTCAAGTGCCCCAAGTACATCAAGCCACTCGATAATCAGGATAAACGGAATGTTGCTAATTGCTGACATTCTTAACCCTGCCCATATTTTTTCCGCGCTTATCATTAGTGTCGGATATTGATTGACATCAACATTGCGGCACTTGATCTCAACCCATGCTGTAATGTTTGACTGACTCAGCATTGCATAGTCGACGTTATATCGTATAGGCAATTTACGTACATCGTAATTCCATGCTTTAGCGTACCGCATGATTGCTTTGCGTTCTGCTTCAAGCGTTGCATTGTTTTCATACATTGGCCGAATCATTTTGGCATTTCCATTTTCTGTTTCATGCCAGACAGTAGTTCAGCAATGCGAGCTTTGTTTCTAGCCAATTCCTCTTTTGAAAACTCGTAGCCCAGTGCCAGCGTTCCCGGTGGCACCCATGCCTGCCTTAGCATTTCTTTAAACTTTGGCAACGTCGGCGGTTCATCTGGCAGGTTCTCGAGTGCTCGCTTGATTGTCTCAGGCGACTCATAGTATCCGCCCAGCTTCTCTGCCCAGATGTCCATAGCGTTGATGATGCCTGCGTCCTGACCGTCAGATAAAGTCTGACCGATCCTCCACATATTCATCCACCTCGATCCGTAGTGGCCCTGCATCGTCGCGAATATCTTCTGAATCCAAGGTTCTGGTAAACGACGGGTTGATGGTTCTGAGTTCATTGCGTTGTGCCTCCAAGTTTCCAAAGATTGCGATACCTGCCGCCCGGCGGGACTGCTCTGCCGGTGTCAGTTTTTTTTCATGGTCCGGTTTTACCCATTCCGCGTTAAAGCCTGTCCATCCTCGTGCGCACATGATCTGCAGTGCAGCGTCCAGACTCATGCCTGCCTTGTCTGCTTCACGCTGAATGCCTTTGATGGCAGTCGCCGTGATCGGTGCCTTCTTCGCTTTGCGATGTTTAAGGAAATCCACCCATGTACTTTCCAAAACACCAACAGGTATTTCGATAGCCTTATCTTTCTTTATTGGTGTATGGTGTATGGTGTCTGGTGACTGGTGAGCATTGCGTTCGGTATGCGTTCGCATTGCATTCGCATCAGATTCGCATTGCGTTTTATCCCACCTTACCCTAGCAGATGCCGCGGCTTTACTACGTTTCTCCCGATACCGCAAGATTTCTAAATCTGCCCGCTTGTTATGCCAGCCATCGTCTTCCAAGAAAAAAAATTCTTTTAACACGCTGTCGACCGCAGATTTTTCTTCCTTTGTTCGGGCACCAATCAACCGCTGAACCGCGGACAAATCCGCAGGTAAGGGCTTTTCCTCGGCGTAATATTTCCTGATCAACCGACTGTAAGCAGCATCCTCCACGAAGGTTAGGTGGGCCGTGGCCTGCGCATAATCCCCGATGTGGTGCTCGTAATAGTTCATTACGCCCCCACCTTTGCCTGCTCAAGCAAAGTTTTTATATTGTTAAGATCTTTTTCTTTTGCGCGGTTGGTGCAGGCAACGCATGCTGAATTGATTGTATAGCGCAAAGTTTCGCTACAAGCTTTGCATGGCTTGCCAGCGTACTTGCGTTCTCCGCGCTTGGCGGCTTCGATACGTGGTGACATCACAAACACTCCTTTGTTATTGGTTGTTCCCCAATTCTAAACCAATGTAAAGGGTTTGTGTAAATAAAAAAAATCCCCGTCTTTCCGGGGTGTCAGGTTACTCGCTGCGTCCGTCTGCAGTACCGGCGACCTTCTCAGGCGGCGAATCGCACGGCGGCATCCGCTTTTACCAATTACAAATCGGCTTCCTTTACAAACACTCCGTTAATCATTTTGCCTTTGCGATCCTTGATTTCATCGTAGGCCATCTGAATGCAGCTCTCGATCTTGACGCCGTATTGCTCGGCCAAAATGGTCAGCACCACCACCGTGTCGCCAATACCGTCCATAATCTTTGCGCCGTCATTTCGAGCCACGCCTGCAGCCAGCTCGCCTACTTCCTCGAGCAGTTTGACCATTTGCTTTTCCGAAGTGCTGCCGGAGATCAAATTGCGCTGGTGGGCCCAGCCGCGGATGTTGATAAATTCTTGCATGCTGTCACCTCAGAATGGGATATCGTCGTTGAAATTATCTTTGGCCTGCTGGCCGGCACCAGCCGCAGCCGGGGCACTTGATTGCTGACCTGATCCATCGCGGTCCTTAACATCGAATCGCCACAGCATAATGGACTTTGCGCCTTTGCCGGAAAGATCCGGGACACCAGCCGGGTTAAACCAGCGCTCGAGCAAAAGGTATTTACTGCCGTCATCAGACTCCATTTCAGCGCCCACATTCTGCCAGCGCGCTTTCTTTTCGCCCTTAGCATTTGTGTACTCATCAACCTTGACCATCAGGTCTTTGATTTTTTTCGGCATCATCTTCTCCAGTAATTCTCAACATCACAAAGCCGCCCAACTGCTCGGCCACCTTCACGACTATTGTCGTAAATTCTTTGTCATTGATGCCCAGTCCATCGGCAACACCATCAATGCCTGACTTCATGCGCGCAAGCAGATTGTCCCGGTCATACGCCCGGCGCTGTGGCGGGTAAAACTCTACCTCCAGCGTCAGCTTCCCCGATGGCCGGGCCCAGTTTGGGGCTTGATACTTTGCTTCAAAAAAAGAATCGTGCCGGTACTTTTTTACGGCGCGCGCTTTGATAGCCCAGTGCATTCTCGCATTCGGCGACAGCGCTGCAGCAGGCCACATCAAACGGATTTCAGTCACTGCTGACGCCCGAAGATGATGTCATGTGCGTCAAGCTCCAGACCTTTTTCCCATGCCGCCTCAAGCAGCTTTCGCTGGGATGAAGTCGGGATCACGCCACGTTTGCGCCATCGGGTAATAGCCGCGGGATCTAGCTGCAAAATACGGCCCAATGGGCGGACGCCACCAAAAAGATTGATGACCAGCTCGGGAGGGGATATGTGTAATTTGTCCATGACCGCATGATGACACGAAAGCAACGGTCCTGAAAAGCCATTCTTTTATTTTCAAATTATTATCTACAATCATCTACGTAAAAAAACGGTTGACGCCGTAAATGATGTTGACTTAAGATCCACACATCGACGCAAATTGTGAGCAAACAAATGATCCAATACGGCATTCTCGATGATGATGGTTTGGTGGTGCGGTGGGTCTGGGTCAAGCCAGATTACCCGCACATCATCCGCAAAGTACCGCGCAAACGCAAACCCAAGATTGATTTATCCACATTACCAGCAGCACTTTTTTAGGAGACAAACATGATTAAGTACGACAGTGACGCAGTAGGTATCGCCGAAGGTTGGATACCCGTTGACGATCCAGAGGATCGTTTAAAAGCTTGGCAGCACCTGATCGACACCGGCTTGTGCTGGCAGCTTCAGGGCTGGTTTGGACGCACTGCCGTCGACCTGATCGAGCGCGGCCTGTGCCGCCCGGCCCTTGATGATTAATGTTGACGCCGGGTCAACGATTTAATATAATCTGTACACACTAATCCACACGGAGGCACAAAAATGAATTCATATATCTTTAATGTC